CCCCGGCGTCGTGACCCGGATCTCCGTCGCGTTCACAATCCGCCGTGCCGTGTAGAGCAGGTTCCGCGACACCACCAGGTGCCGGGGGTCGGTCAGAATCGGCTCGTTGGTGTACGGGTCGACCAGTGCCGCCATGGTCTGCTCGGCCTTGTCGAGACTGTTCCAGTCGGCCAGCGCGTTCCCCGTGGTCACGTTGACCCACGGTGCCGAAGGCTGGTAGGTCCCGTGCACCGTCCCCTTCCAGCGGTAGCGATGCGCGGTCGTGTTCTCATCGAGCAGGCAGTCGATGATCCGCTTTTCCTTGTTGACCCCCAGGTAGTGCCCCACCTCGGCGGTCCGCTGCACCAGCACCCCCGTGCGGTCGAAGAAGACCGCCTCGCGGGTCAGCCCCACAATCAGGCCCCGCTTGGTTGTCGCGGGCGTCTCGATGTAGTCTTCGGCGACTCCCGCCTGCGGGTAGGGACGCCCTTCGCCCACCACCTCGGCTTCATCGCCCAGGCGCGAGATTCCGGCGATCCGTTCGCCGTTGAACTGCGTGGGGATGGTCTTGAACAGCGGGGTGAAGACAAACGCCTCCGAGCGGAACGCCTCGAGCACCGCCGAGTGGATCAGTTGCCCGCTGATGCGGGAGAACGCCCCGGTGGTCACTCCCCCCGCCTCTTCGAGCAGGCCCAGGGTGGGCCCTTCGCCTCCCCGGCGGGGGTTCCAGCTGTCGACCAGTTCGCGCCCGTGGGGGAGGAACTGCTCGAAGAGTTCGCGGATCGAGAAATCGGCCAGCCCGAGCTGACCCGACCGCACCGCCGTGCCGAAATCGTCGTAGAACTTGTGCGGACAGTTGTCCCGCACCGCCGCCTCGTGCAAGCGGCGAAGTTGAATCGTGTTGATCATGAACGCACCACTTTCTGAAAACAGGGAGAGAGAACCAGCACACACCCGCTCCCGGCAGCCCGCCGGGCGCGGTCCGGGCCTGGGCCGGGGGGTTACCGCACCTGGCTGACGGCGAAGTAGTCGAGCAACAGGGTCTCGCCTGCCGCGGTCCCCGCCTTGACCGCCGCCCCCGCCTGCAGCGCCACAAACCCGGCGAGCGAAACCACCAGCTTCACGGGCTGCCCCACGGCATCCCGCACTGGCTGGTCGTCGCAGTAGAAGGTGACCTCGGCGAGCGTGGGGTCGACCGGTTGCAGTTCGACCCGCAGGGTTTGCCAGGTTCCACCTCCGGCGGGGGCCTGCCCCACTGTCGACTGCACCGCACCCGGGCGGGCCGCCACGCACCGCCACGTCGCGTCCCCTTCGAACCTGGCGAAGCCGAGCGCGTGCACCCCGGCTTTCAGCCCGGCGCCGTTGTCGAGCAGCAGGTCGGCGGTCCCCAGCACGTCGGCGAGCCCGACAAACACATTCGCCGACGCCACCGCCCCGTCGGTGAACTGCACCCGCGCCTCGCCCAGCAGCGGGCGATCGTCGGCGGGGCGGAACAGTCGGTGCGTGGTGGCCAGCGCCGCCTCGTTGTTGTCGACCGCGCCGGTTGCCACGGCGACAATCCCTCCCACCCCGGTGGGCTGGGCGGCGACCGAGGACCCCGCATCCGCCGCGAGTGCCGTCCACCGATGTGGCGACACAAACCACTCGAACTCGTCGAAAAACCCAAACATCCGCCGCTCACGCAGCTCTTGCGACAACTCCAGCACCTTCATCGTTGCGTTCCTTTCGAACAGCAGACCCCGGTTCCACCAACCACTCCACCCGGCCGGTCCTCCCGCCCGAGCAACAACTCTTCGAACTGTTCATCCAGCCTGTAGCGCTGCCCCTCGCGCAGCCCGTGCCGCTTCGCCCTTGCCGCTTCAATCGTGCCGTCGCGTTTCCTGGGCTGGGCCCAATCCGCGAGTGTCGTCCTGTGAGCTTTTCTCCCCCCGGTCCGCGCGGTGTCGGGGCACCGTGCGTGCAGACGTGTTGGACTGGGCTACCGCAGTGCTGCGAGAAAGCCCTGCACGTCCGCTGGCAGCCGGAGTGGCTCGGGGGCGTAACGCGGGGGCGAATTGAGGGGCCGGCCGCGGGCTCCGTCACGCGGCGGCCAGCTTTCCAGCAGGGCCCGCCGGGCCGGGTCATCGGGCAGGGCGACCAGGGCCGCCAACCGCTCGGGGTCGCTCGCCCGGCCTGCCTGCTCCAGCAGCCCCCGGCAATGCACTTCGGTCTCGAGCCGCGACAGGCGGGCGGCCAGTGCCGCCACCGGCCCGGGGTCGGCGGCCGCTGCCCCGGCGACCGCCAACCCCCGGGCCTCCGCCAAATTGGCAGGGGCGTTGCCAGGCACATCGCCAATCACAGCGCCAGCCGCAGTGACGCCTGCCTGATCAGACAACCCGGCCAGGGTCGTCGGCCCGGTTGCTCGCTGAGAAGACGCGGCCGGTCGCTCGCCGGGCCCGCGCAGGGACTCGGCGAGATGCTGAAACACTTCGCTCCAGTCGAGGGCGGACGGTTGGCCGCGTCGGTGGGCCAACGCGGGCAGCAACGTGGCCAACACGTCCGCCGTGGTCGCTGAAACAGTGGCTGGCAAGCTGTCGCTGGCCTCCGCTCCACCACTGTCGACACAGCCGCTGGTGGCGACCTCGGCCAGGGAGCGCGGGGCGGTCGCGGTCCCCACGGGTTCGCCAGCCAGCACCGCCAGATCGCCCAGCGGGTTCAGCACCGGATGCTCCAGGAGCGTCGCGCAGCCGGCCTGCACGCACAGGTCCCGCAGGGTCTGCGGGGCCGCGTCGTCGCAGCTTTCGAACAGTCCCTGGTTGGTCGCCGGGTTCTGCACCACGTCGACCGAGTGCACGCGGGCGACCGATTCGACCACCCAGCGTCCTTCCCGGCGGACCAACCGCCCCTCGGCGTTGTGCGACAGTCCGAACCGGCGCGGGTTTCGCTCGGCGGCCTCGGCCAGCATCGCCGCCTGCGGATGTGTCCGCAGAAAGTGCAGGTCGCCATAGACTCCTTCGTCGGTCACATGGACCCCTGCCAGCCAACCCAGCCCGTCGGCGACTTGCCGGGGGGTCGCGGGAGTGCGCTCCCGGGGATGATCGACATTCACCGCCAGTCCCTCGTACAGCTGGGCCGCCTGGGCCAGTGCCTCGGGGGAATAGACCCGGTGGTTGCGACTGGTCTTGCCCAGGATCTTGACCCCGCGAATCACTCCCGCCTCGCGGTCAACCTGCGGAGATTCACTGAAGGTGGTTTCACACAACGCTGCCAACGTGTCGGCCGACATGGTTCAGACTCCTCGCAACCAGGCAACAGGATCAACAGGACAGGCCAGCCGCGCCCCATGCGGGCTGGAGGGATCGACGCGGCCGCGGGGCCGGGCCGGCAATAACGGACAGAACGGACTGACACACTCGGCGCACCCCGCGCCGGCCGCGAGTCATTCGCAACAGCGGGAGTGCACGGAACACCTGCGGGCTGGCGCGGTCCCGGCTTTGATCGGGGTAGGTGAGCGCAAGACCGCTCTTTCACCGGGGATTGGCCGCGCGACTTGGGCGCGCGATCTCGGCGGGGCGTTCAGCCCGTGCCGGGGCGGTGCGTGTTCGCCACCTGAGCCGCAGGGGCACCACCGCCAGCGGGCATGGCCTGTTCGGTGGCGATGGCGGGCGCAGCGGGAGCCGACGTCTCTCTGCCTGCCGTGGAAGATTCTGATTCACGCTCGGGCCCCGCACGCTCGCGGGCGAGGTGGCGTTGTTCGAGGTCGTAGTCGAACCCGGCCTGGGCGGCGGCGGTGCGTTTCGACAGCCAGCCTGCAGACAGTTGCAGCGCTTGTGTCTGCGCCAGTGCGAGCGGGTCCCGCGAGGCGACCGCCGGAAGTTCGACCCGCAGCTCGAGTCCCCGCAGCAATTGGGGCCAGTCGCGGTGGGGAGGCTGTTCGAGACCGGCGTGCCAGGCCAGCTGGAGGGCCTTCCACAACAGCGACTGCACGTGTCGGCGGTAGAACTGCTGGTCGGCTTCCCGGGCCTTCACGAACGGGGCTTCGGCGACCAGGGTGCTGGCGTAGTTGGCGTTCGACGCATCGCCCGAGATGAGGTACTCGGGCATGTTCCACCGCAGGCCAATGGAGCGGAGCAGGGCCTGCATCACCTGCAGAAAGTGAGGCATCCGCTCGGCCCCCAGGGGGCCCGGTTTGTACTCAAGTCCCGCCGAGGGGCGGAGAATGGTCCCGGGGGGATACCGCTTGACCGGTTCGTAGCGCGTGCCGGTGGCGTGCGGGCTGATGACCGTGCGGGGCATCTCGGCGGCGGGGAGTCCACCCACGAGGCTGTCTCGGGATGAGGGTTGCAGAATCCACGC